TGTTTTGCCTTTCTTGATCTTCTCAAATGGTCTTCGTTCAGTTTTGAGGGTCGCTTTCCAGAGGTGGTTTCCGATTTCGTTTTGTTCGAGGCCGTGTAGGTATTTTTCGCAGGCTTCTTCGAGTTCAGGTTTCATGACGTACTTGTCATTTTCGGTGGTAAACCAGAACTCCTTTCCGGTGTGTCCAGTAACGTTCCATCCGTAACCAGCGGCAGTTGCCATATTGAGTTTTTCACAAAATGGCTCGTCGGGGATGCCATTGATGGCTTCATCATAGGTGAGGATTCGACGAATTGCGTTTGGTCTTGGGCGAAACATTTCTGACAGGAAGGCTAGCACATAGGTGATGATGTGCGGCAAAAATCCTTCAGAAGGATTTCCGTATTTGCGGTGGGCTCGTTTCAGTGGTGATTCATGCCTGAATTCTTCATCAACTCGTGGATCGTTTGGTCTGATGACAGAATTGTCGGTGGTGTGAGCATAAACTTTATCGAAGATAGGTGATGGTTTGTCCTTGTTCTTCATTGGGAGAACGCATGGTTTGTTAACAACTCCAACAGGAATGATGGCGATGTCTTCTTCTTCGTGAAACCAATTGCTTTCCTTTTCTTCGATACAGTATTGTGCTGCTACGGTCTTAGGCAACAGGGCAAGAGGGTCCCCGTTTTTCAGGATGATATCAAACCAACGCATTTCTTCGAGCATGGTGATTTCGGCGCGGGTCACTATTTCGGCGTGACCTGTTGTAGCGGTTCCATTCGTGTCTTCGGTGCAGGCGACATGTAATCCACAGATTACTACTCCGTGGAAGTTTGTGACAATAGGGCTGCCACAATGTCCATAATGTGTTTGGACATTCGGATAGTCGATTGTTGCAGGTATGAGTTGCCATTTGTATTCGCTTTGATTCCAGTGACGACATGGTGTTTGCGTCACAACTGCTCCGGGGAGCATCTGGTTGAGTCTGGGCGTATCTCCTTCATTTTGAACAAGCATCATTGCTGGTCTTCGTCCAAAATTTTCAATTCCATGCGGGGGCATGAAATGACAGCGAATATCAGAAAAGAATGGCATCTCATTCTGATGGCAGCGGTAGGCGACTAGATCTCGGCAATCTAGTACTGCGTCGGCAGGCAGTTGTTCAGTTCCAGTTGTTGTGTAGAGAGGGAACGTGAATAGGCGGTCGGGGTCGAATCGTATTCGATACTTTATTCCAAGACGTGTGCATTCGATGACGTCATCTCGTTTCAATCCCATGAAAAAGTGATTGACACAGAGAAAAACTCCATTGGCAATTCCGGTTGCTCGCATGGAGATGGTCTTTTCTTCAGAGTATGCACGTATCAGGAAAATGTTACGATACAATTTGTCGGTGATTTCGGCGGCGTTGACAACGTCCATCTGGGGCTTAACCGCATGTGGTCTTTGTGAAGCCAAGATATCTTGGTACCTTGGAAACTTGCGGACTGGGTTCTTATTAATTTCTCCTCCAGATGGGTTTGCCATTTGTGGCATTA